TGATAGAGCTAATAATAAAATTACATTTACAAACTAAAGGAACTATGAAACCACTAAGCGAAACACTAAAAGAACTAGGCATTGCATTTACATTCCCTATTGAGATTAAAGATACACACGGCAACCATACTTACTTCGAGAGCAGAAAGGGCTACTGGTATGAGCGTGAGTACAACGACAACTGCACCCAGACTTACCTCGAGAACAGCAAGGGCTACTGGTATAAGCGTGAGTATGACTCCAACGGCAACCATACTTACTACGAAAACAGTAGGGGCTTCTGGTATAAGCGTGAGTATGACTCCAACGGCAACCATACTTACTTCGAGGACAGCTATGGCTACAAGAGCGGAAATCCTAAACAACCAGCCCAATAGGGCGCATATATTATGAGTTACGAAGGTAACTGAACATTACTGCCTATATATTATGACTGATAACATAAACGAACCATCACTCAAGGATATCATCCTAGATTTAAAGGAGGACTTCATCTACCTGGGAAGCGAGAACATCCGGCTACAGGAGGAAAACAATCAACTCAAGCAGGCCATCGCTGCACTTAACGGCGAGCCTACTAACTCACTATGACATACCTATCACAGAATCAAATCAAGGAGTTCCGGGAGGCTAACAAGCCAGTCTCCTGTCCCATCCTGGGCATCAAGACAAAGGACTGGGTGCTGGACCACGACCACCAGACTGGAATGGTACGAGGTGTAATCTCCCGCCAAGCCAACAGTCTTCTTGGGAAGGTGGAGAACTTTTTCCTCAAGATGTGCAAGGGTCAGAAGGAAGATTTGCCAGATACCTTGGATGCAATGGCCGCTTACTTGGAGCAGGAAGTGACAGATGTCCTTCATCCAGTGGGACTTACACAACTTACAAGAAAGTTTGCAAATAGCTTGACAGCAGCCGAACAAGTATCAGAGTTAAAAGACCTAGGAGCAAGTGAAGGTGATCTTGCTTCTTGCAAAAATCAAAAGCAGCGCAAAGAGCTGTTCCGTAAACTAACCAAAAATACATATGAGTAAGGAGAATAAAACAATGAACATACAACAAAAACTACAGGGCATTCAGTCCTCTCTTAAAGCTCCCAAGGGGCAGACCAATAAGTTCGGGGGCTACCGCTACCGTTCCGCCGAGGACATCCTCACAGCCGTCAAGCCGTTGCTTGCTGAGTGGGCCTGTACTCTAGTCATCACTGACAGCATTGTTGAGGTCGGTGGTCGAGTATACGTCAAGTCAACTGCCGTTCTTGCATCAACTGAAAATGGCAATGAGAACTTCATTAATGTAGATGCCTTCGCTCGTGAGGCTGAGACAAAGAAGGGTATGGATGATGCCCAGATTACCGGCAGTGCTTCATCCTACGCTAGAAAATATGCACTGAATGGACTCTTTGCTATTGACGATACCAAAGATCCAGATGCTACTAACAACCACGGCAGCAATTTGCCTAAGCCTACAACCAAACAAACACAGGGATTCTAAGCGAAACATTCTTTTGCGCACAAATAATATGGACTTACAAAACGAAATCACCGACATCATTTCAACCCTTCAGGAGGTAGAGCTTCACTACGACACTATCCTTGAGGAACTCAGTGACACCCTGGCAGGGGTTAAACTTGAGAACATTCTATTGCAAAAGCAGAATCAAATGCTTAGTCAAAAGATCGACGCACTAGCTAAACACTTGAGCGTCAAGCTAGAACAACCTGACACTAGAATCCGTGCTGTAAAGATGGATGACAGTGCCTCCAACAACTAATAACCACCAATAAAGAAAGTAATATTATGTCTGAATACGATAACACAAACTCCGGTACATTCTTCGTCAATGACCGTAAAGAAAAACCAAATCATCCTGACTACAGCGGGAAGATTAATGTCGAGGGTAAGGAGTACTACCTCAAGGGCTGGAAGAAGACAGCCAAGAGCGGTACTAACTTCCTGTCACTGGCACTGAACCCAGTGGATGCTGCCCCAGGCGGCGGTTCAGCAGGACCTAAAGCTGCAAGTGCGCCAACCAATGACAATACCCCATTCTAAGCGTGTCATCATTCGATAAAGTCTGGTGGGATAAATTCCGCCGTGATGAAGTTGATTCCATTCTGGAGATGACCGCTAACAAGTGCTCGGATTATACCGGAGGAGAAAGCTGCAATAACCCCTTTGCAAATTTCGACAGCTCCGCCGAGTACGGTGTTCATCCAATGACTGGAGTCTGCATTCGGATGCAGGACAAGATCCAGAGAGCGAAGGCTTTCTGTAAGGACGGTCAGCTAAAGGTTAACACCAGCGGCGACCAATCCAAGGACATATTCCGCGACCTGATTGGCTACTCATTGATAGCCATAGGGATGCTCGAAAGAGCTGAGTCAGAGTAAGTCCCTGTGCTAAGATGCTTGCCCTTCACAATCCAGTGAGGGGCAAGTAATTCTTATGACTAAAAATAATAACGACACAAACCGTAACGAAATGACTAAAATAAACGAAGCCGCCGAAGTATCCCTCTCCATCTATAACACTATTGATAGTTATAAAATGCCGGAAGGAAACCGTGTAGCTTACAAGTCCCTTGGACAAGTCCTTCGTTCTCTGGTAGAATTACTTGATAATGAACGAAACAAATCTACTGACACACACACAGCCACATAGCGTTGAGGCTGAAAGAAAATTAATTGCATCCTGCCTGTTCACAGGGGATTCATCCGTATACGATGTAGTTCGCCCAATATTAGAAGCAGAGGATTTTTACGTACAAAGATACCGCCTACTGTACGAGGCCATAGGAGCACTCTCACAGCTCAGCCAGCCAATTGACGAAGTATCTATCTCGGAGCACCTGAAGTCCGTACGTGAGCTTGACAGCGTTGGAGGCATAGCGGGTATCCTTGCTATTGTTGACGGCGTTTACAGTGAGCTTACAGCTAAGTACTACGCAAATATCGTAGCAGAGAAGGCTCGTCTCCGTGAGATTATGAGGTCCTGCCGGGTCGCCGTCGAGAATGTGGAGTCCGAGGCTCTTACCTATGACGAGATTCGCAGTACACTAGAAGCTGAGATTACTGAGCGTCCCCTGTTCAGCCAGAATAAATCTGGTATTGGTTCCTCAGCGGATGAACTACTGGATGACATCGCCAAGATGCAGTCCGGGGATTACGTTCCCGATGTAGTGAAGACTCATACCAACAATCTGGACAGTGAGCTTGGTAACCGAGGGATCGCTGCTGGTGAAGTAATGACTGTAGCTGCACCTACCTCCTGTGGTAAGTCAGCACTGGCCCTTTACATTGTATCCCAAGCGGTCGCAAAGGACGGTCACGCCTGCGGAGTCTTCTCACTGGAGATGCCCCAGAAGCAGCTAACAAAGAGACTGACGCAAGTTATCTCAGGTGTTAACCTTCGCAGCGTTGAGGACAACATAGCCAAGCCAGAGCAGGTCAAGAGGGTTCACGAGACTATCTCTGACCTCAAGACAATGCCAGTGTACACATCTCACGCAGTCAAGAGTGCAGATGACCTGTACAGCCAGACACGGCAGTTCGTCAATAAGCACGGAGTAAAGCTACTGGTCATTGATTACTTACAGCTAATACCTTTCTCTTCCAAGATGGGTAAGGCCGAGGGCATCGCAAGTATCTCTCACAAAATTAAGCAGATGGCTATCGATCTTAATATCGCCATCATCCTACTAGCACAGGTCAACCGAGAGGGAGCCAAGAATGGCCGACTCAAACTGTATGACCTCAAGGATTCCGGGGACATCGAGAATGATGCCGACGTTGTTCTGCTTATGTACCCATCGAACGGGGATGTTGATTCGTCAAAGAGTCAAGATGCTCGTGGTGGTTATACCAGTCTAACCTACGAGATTGCTAAGAACCGTGAAGGTGAGCGTGATATCGGAGGTACGTTTAAATTCTATCACTGCACAGGGAGGTTCGGATAATGACAGAAGAACAAGTAGCACAATATATAATGACAGCTTTTCCTGGAATGAATAAGCTGATCAAAGCCGAGGACGAGTTCAGTCCTTTTGATTACCAGAGTATTGATTACCTAGTCGAGATCAAGGTACGCCGAAAGGCATACGATCCCTGGATCATTGAGCAACTAAAGCTTGATACTAAGATTGGAATAGCTGAGTCAATGAAGAAGGA